AAGAAGGGTCAGTAACTTCGACCTCTTCGTGACTGGCACCTTCGACATGTCCATGAGCATAGGGTTTGGTGTAGAGGTTAGGTGGTGGATTCTCAGGATTCTCGTGCTGTATGGCCGGGAGCCACTCAGCCTGCTTCGCCTCGGCGTCTACTTGGTCAATGTCATGGGTGTCATACCACGCCTTCTCGGCGCGTTCGGCGTATTCATGGTGGGCCACCCTGTATGCGGCCTCTGGTTCCATGCCCCCTTTGATGAGGATGTCCATGGCATGCTGCTCGACATTCTCGTGCACTACCCAGGGATCGGCCGGATCGAACGTCACAGTCCCCCCTCGACCCACGCGCCGGGCTACGGTCATCTCGGTAGGCACGTGTCTGTCTATGTATATGGTTGGATCATCAAGGGCAACCGATGCTCCCGCCATGTAAGGTACATCCCTGGTGCGGTCGATAATAGGGAAGTCAATGTTGCGACGCACCTCAGCACTAGCAATAACCCTATCAACTAGGGAATTCCCTGTGAATGCAGACTCAGACCTGGTAGGATTACGCAGGTCCAGGGACATATTACTTCTTCTAAAATCTCCCTGCCAAACATTGGCTGAAGCAGGACCATGTCTCGCCCCAGTTACTCTTTGCGCCTCAAAGCGCCAGATATCAGGATGCAGTTGTTGGAACAGGCGAAGGGCCTGCCTCATAACCCTAGGACCTACAGTATTAGGCCCCTCAAAGATATGCTGTCCTTCTTCTGTCTTCCCCAGGAAGTGAAGGGTTACTACCCCAGGACGTTGAAACATAGTAGAGAACTCGGCATCAGCCACATATTCTCCATTGTTGAATATCCTGTAGTTAAATATAGAATCCGCGTTTTCGGCCAACTCTGCGGCCACCTCTGGGGGCAGGACCTGGCGCTCAACAGCCACACCTCTAGGGGACGTACCTTCGCGGGGTCTGGATGCTTCCATAGGCTGGATGCTTCCATTGTCTCGGAAGGGAACTTGCTCCATAGAGATGGGATTTGGACCAGTGAACTCTATAGGGCGAATAGTATGGGGAACTACTGTTTCTGCCGGCACGGCGGTAGGGATGCCGCTTCGGTTAAGGAATGCCTCGCCGCCAACTTCTTCCACTTTATTGAACGCCTGCACCACGTTCGAACTTTCAGGATGTCCCCAGATGCCCGTTACCCCTCCCAACCAGTTGGGTGGCATAGGACGTACTGAGGTATTTCCCATACTCAACATGGCTGCATTAAAAGAGCGACCTATGGTCTGGGGATCAGTGGCAGTCGTCTCCCCTTTGGCAAACTCCTCCATCAACTTGGCACCGTCCGCAACCGCCAGGAAGGGAGAAAACAGGAGTTGTGTGGCCATCATCTCAGGGATTACGGTCGTGGGACTACGTGTGCGCCGATCAGATGTAGTTGGGCGCATACCCTCAGACAGGCGAGTGGCTGCTGCCTGCCTGGCTTCCTCAGCCTCCGTATTAGTGGGAGGTGAGGCTGATTTAGAAGGTTCAGGTGTAGAGAAGGCCTTCCATGGCTCGATGGGTTGTGGCGTTGGCACAGAAGGCTGAAACTCTTCCCATGGGTTCGCCATTACTGCACCTTTATCCAGTTTTGTTCAAGAGCCGGATTACCGCCCTTGAACCGAAAACCACCACGTACCTCTCCCACAGTAGGAACTTTAGGGGTGCTTGGCGAAGTTGTGGCCAAAGGTTGCGGTGTAGGGGTCAGGGGAAGTCCTCCACCCAATTCTAACCCCCGCAATATGTGGGCATTGAGCATCTCTTCGGGTGTCCGCTGAAAGGGCTCAAGGGCTTTCGAAATGAGGGACTCTGGGTCCTTGAGGTCGAGCGCGTTGGGTTGTAACTTGCCCTGTCGTCTAGTATCAAGGTACTGCTGAATGAAGCTCTGGGAGAAGTTAGCCTTGCGCTCCTTGCCCTCAGTATCCAGGTTTGCCCCCAACTTGGAACTCACCGCATCCATAGCCTGTTTGAACACTGGGTCTTGGATGGGTTTCTTCTCCAACTCATCATAGAGACCGAGAAACGCTGACTTATCGCGTGGCGACAATTTGTTTTCTATCTCTGCTTTATAGAAGTCTGATCGCTTAGGGAACTGAGATGGATCATCATTAAATAATTGATTCATAAAACGCTGCACCGTTTCGGAGTCTGAGACCTTTGCCTCACCTTTGCCCTTAGTGGAATAGTTGTACTCTGCAAGAAGCTCCTTTCTCTCCTCCATGGTACGCTTGTTAGCATGGAAGGTGTCATCACTCATAAGTTTATTACCAAAGCCAGGAGGTACGTGCCACTCGCCAGTTTCAGGGTCCACATACTCCTTTCTGATCTCATCTGCTTTCTTAGCGGCGGCATCGGCTAAGTCATTCTGCTGTTGAACTTTGGCAGCCCTGGCATCTGCAAGACCCTGGGCCTTGAATGCCTTAGCTGCTCTCTGAAACTGGAGCAACTCCTGTGTATCTATATACTTGTCATACTTACTAATCCAAGGGGGCATTTCCCCGCCCGAACGCTGGAGATAACCGAATACTCCAGCCTTTGCTATGGCCTCCTGCCCTTTGAAGAGAAGTTTGTCATCCTTGATTGAACTCTTGGCAGTCTCCATTGCCAGGTCCATGGCCTCTGGTGTTGGATTGGCCATTGCCATGTTGCTGAGGTGGTTCACGGTTGTAGCAGTATTGATCATCTGGGCTTCCCCAGTTCGTCGTACTTGATCTGCGGCAATAGTTCGGCTAAAGTGTAGCCGAGTTTCATCTGCAAATGCCTGTGCCTTGTTTCGAGCCTGCTCCGTGGGTGCGGTATCTATGAACTGGTTGAGGGTCGGCTCTAGGTTTTCACCAATAAACTTCTTACCTATAGAGTCGTTATTGGGGTCCGAGTTCTTGATGAGATTCTCATACTCAACTGTCTTATTGTAGAGAATGCTTGCTTTAGTAGGTCCTGCTTTAGCCTCCCAACTATCAGTCTGATATTGTACATAGGCATCACCCGCACTCTTAACCGCACTACCTAACTGCTGACCTAGGCGTGCCTCGGACTCTCCCACTTGATTGTAGAACATCCCAATGCGGCGCGCGGCCTGCGCCGTAGCCTCAATCCCAGTCTCGCTAGGTTGAATGCCGGCGGTCTCAGTGTATTCTCTGATATTAGGCATCTAGGTCCTCATGTCAGGGTAGCCATACCAGCCACCGCCTGAATTCCAGCTCCTATAAAAGACCCTACGGCCAGCAATTTCTCGGTCGAAGCGGCCTTGTCAGCAGCATTCTCCATATTGAGGTATGACTGCTGCTGTTCCTTGTAGGCGTCCTCCTGAACCAACCCTTGTTGCTGGAGAGTTGCCTTTTCAAGGGCACCCTGCTCAGCGCTATCGCGGGCCAGGTAGATTGCAGAGCCAGAGTCCGCAAACCCCGCTGATGCCACTTCGGACTGCTGGCTAGATAAGGTCTGAAATATGGCACGATTCGCTTGCGCCTCCTTGATAGCTGTTGCCTCAACTGTATAGGACTCATTTTCTCCGGCTAAGGCTGCTGCTAGGCCATAGTTCTGAGCCTCGGCCTGATCTCCAGCCGCCTTGCTTAGGTCTCCAATACCTTGGAAGAGATCGCTGGAAGCGTTCCCGAAGTCGGAGAATGTGGTGTTGCTCAGGGCCATGTCACTTATCCTGGGTACTGAGGAACACAGAGAGAGCTACTATGTTGGCAGGGTAGGGTCGGTTCACTTCCCAGCATAGCATACTGTCAAAGTCACTCTCAGAAGATATAGTGTCCCACCACACCCCAGAGAAGAGCTGTGCAGGACTCAGATATTGACTCCCGCTACTGATTGTGAAGTTAGCCGGCTTGAGGGTTGCAGCAAAGTCAGTTCCGAACCAGAGGCCTTGCCCGGTGCCCTCCAAGAGAGCCGCAAATTGCATGGTGCGCCGCTTCTTTCCCAGAGCTGGACCACTGCGGGCACCACTCTCCTGCGGCGTGGCCGCTCTCACAATCTGTCCCTTGGAGATATAATTGTAACCCACTTGCATGGGAAAATTGCCTACTTGAGCCGTCTGGAGGGTGAACAACCCTGCACCTCCACCTGTGCCTGCACCGTAACCATCACCGAATGGCACGAATATGGTGCCAGTACCTGACACGAGATAATCGCCACAGTCCAACCCATTGAGCCATGCTGTAACCGTGTTTCCCTGCTGAGGCCAGAGACCAGTGAGGGTTACACCCCCATATGGCGCTCCACTGGTAGGCGTAGTTGAAATAATGTAACCGCTGGGCGCTAGGACATCATCCAGATAGCTAGCCCCCTGGAGAGTCTCCCCCTCATCGACGATTGCCTGGAGTACCTCTACATGGTAGTGCCCAGTAGTGCCATCAAGGACTACCAGACTAAGACTATCAGTAGTTCCCCCTACGGATGGCCCGACTGCTATACTAACCACCGATCGTTGAGGACCACCAAGCGCATGCTGATGCCACCCATAGAACGTCGGTCCCTGAGAGGTCATAAGTGTATCACGTTTGTAAGTGCAACCGGCCAAGGACCCATCGGCCATAAGAGCCCAGATGATTGGAGCAAGTTCCTGTTGGTAGGCTATGTCGTGGATGCCGGGTTTGGTGATATCCTTGGCTCGGAGAGATAAATTGGGGGCGGTGAACTTACCGGAGAACACGTCGGCGAAGTATTCCATGAGTTTACGTGTAAAGCGCTGCACGAATACAAGAGTATGCTCAGCTCTGCGAGGTTCTATATTGGCGCACCCGATCTTTGTTACCTGTCTAGCCGAGATGTTCGTAGGTGTGATACCTCCACTCGTGGGTGCCTGGATGACCCACTCTCCAGCCTGAGTGCCCGCCACTATACCCTGGAGGTCCGGAGTCATCCAGAATATGGAGTTTACATCCGGTGCGTTGAAGGTGTAAGAGATGCCACTGGCATCCCCAACCGCGCCAGTAGGATCGGTTGGCGCGAAGTCTATGGTGTTACCTACAATGCCGTTCGACACACTGGAGTCAACTCGGTTGGGTACTGCTCCTGATAGCCATACGCGCCCATCTGAATATGTACCACAGGTGGGCCATCCAGTCGTATTGCTATAGACACCCAGTTGCCATGTGTTGATACCTGCCTGGTATAGGAGATTTGGTCCGAGGATTGAAACATTAATACTATTGACTAGAGCCTGTCCATTGCTGCCAAAAAACTGCACCTGTCCACAGAATATTGTATGGGAAGTATTAGCACTGAAACTAACATCCACTTCCATCCACACATAGGACCAGGCGGTTGCACTGGTGGAGGATACCTCCACAAATGAGTTAGTGTTAGCAAAGGTCTGAGTTCCTATAACCGTACCGTCTGTAGGGCTAGAGGGCAGTGAGTTGCTGGCCCTCAGATTCACTGTGACGGAGGTTACAGAGGCAACGCCATATCCGTCATCCTGTGAGGGCCAGTAGACTCCGGCTGTGATCACACTAGGTACTGACAGAGCGTAGCCAATGTAACCATCCAATGAAGAGGCACTTGCTGAGTACGCGGCACAGGCATAAGCTTGCTTGTAGAGTGGTCCACCGAACCCAGCCGCCAAACCCCCGTTGGAAGACATGTTACCCAATAGCGTGCTTCCAGCCACATTTCCGTTGAGCAGGTTGTTAAGTGAAGTAATTCGCCCCCACGTCCAAGTGAACGAACCTACTGGAGCTAGTGACCACCAGTTGGGAGCGGTACCAGGTATGATATTATTATTGCCATTTGACAGACACTGCCAGTACGTTGTATTTCCCGGTATGCCACTAGGATTATAGGCAACAACTGCCCCGGCGCTATATGTAGCCCCACTTGCCCAGTCTTGGGGTTCTGACAATAGGCGAATAAGGCGACCCACGTCAGACTGTACAAACCCCTGGCCAGCGTTTATGGTTGATCCAGGCGATGCATACTCCCACTCCGATGGGTTGATGTCTGGCTCAAAAGCATAGTTGGCATCAATAATCGACTGGTATGTATTACCGTTGTAAATAACCAAGTCCCCGAGAGTATAACTGACTGTGCTCGACCACAGTTGTGCCACCAGGGATACAGTCGTATTACCCCCCAAGAGAGTAGGGGTCATGACAATACCAGTCGTGGGTGGGTCTAAATAGGGGCCGTCTAGGAACACCACAGGGTCGAAACTGAACTCCGCAAACTGACTATTCGTAGGGGGATTGGTGACTGTGAGCATCTGTGGTGGTACTGTTGGGCACACCAGGACCGACTGAAGATTGGATTGAATAGACCGCACCTGGGACCATAGAGTACCCGTGTAGGGGGTCGGAATGTTGAGAACTCTATTAACAGTAGCACCACTCGGCAAACCCCCAACTGAAGTTCCATTGATAAGGTCACCTGTAACGTCATCAACTATAGTGAAGTTAGTACTGTTGATTACCGTGATGTCAAACGTCCTATTCTGGATGATCGATGCGGAGGTGTGGAGGTGCTCAAAATATACCTCGTCACCTGTAGACCACCCATGGGCGGCCAAGGTTGTGACCTCAGCAGGAGAGGCCGATGAGACACCAGAGACGTACTGGGGATCATCCGTGGTTACTACTTGAGTACCTGTGAAAAAGCGCAGGTATCCTGGCGTAAACTCCATAGTGTAGGCGTTTGATTCCTCGAAGTCAAACTTGATGATCCTTGCCTTTTGCCCCTTGCGTGTAGTCGAGGCACGGGCACACCCAGGGCGACGAACTACTGGTCCCGGCTCTATGGGAATGCTGTTGTAACAAATATTCATGGCTGTGCGATACTCGGGGATCGCAAAGTTACCCTGAGCAAACTTCGACCACTGCCCACCAAGAAAGGACGCCTGGACAAAAGATGCATCGGCCATAATCAAATCCTACAGGTGATATAGTCGTCCTCGGGAGGTTCCTCAGCCCCCGTCTCAATCCCATTCACCAGGCGCGCCTCAGTCATGAACTTCTCATATGCCTTCTCTATGTTAATGAGTTTGGCCGTTGACTGCGTCAGCGTCTCACACACTTCGAAGGCGATGCGGGCACCAAGTCCCTCACAAAACATCGGGTCCATGTCGGGAACAGAGGTAAAGTCAGCCACAAAGCGGAACGTTATGGGGTCTATCTCACGAGTTACCAGGTAATTGGCCTCGAATTCCCAGTCGTTGTACATGAGTCCTGTGGGGGCGCCGAGGAACGACACAGAGCCTGCCTTAGGGTCTTGTGGTGCCTCTCTTAGGAAGGCAGCAGGCAATCGGTATACATTACGAGTCTGGGCCTGGCTGGATGGCCCGGAGCCAACTGGGTACATGAGAGTACCCTCACTAAGGCCAACACCCATCGGAAACGCTGCACCGCCGATCTGGAGCCAGTATTGGTTGCCGCTTCCCCCAACGAACGAGGTCGTCCATGCTGTAGGAGTGCTCACGGGCGGTTGGTTAATGTTGAGGTCTATGAGGCTGAGGTAGGCTATGCCTCCTGTCAGTGGTGCCCAGAAAGATGTATTGCTGGGCAGGTTCATAGTATTATTACTGGCTAGGGATACATACTGCACCGCGTTCCACAGGATGAATTGCCCAAGAGAGTAGTTCGTACTGTACACCCACTCCATGATAGGAGAAGATGTAACTGGGGCAGGAGGAGTCATCGTGGGAACTTGTAGCGTAGCAATAGTTACCGTAGGTACTCTTGCCCACTTAGTCGAGTTGACATTTGGTGTGTTGCCCAGATTCGCACTGATGAGTGAAGCGTAGGTATTGCCATCGGTGTAGGAAACCGTCGCACCTTTCCCATAGCTTGTGCCCCCAACCCAAGCAGGATACACCATCACCACCTGATTCTGGAAATATGTGGTATTAGGAGCCCAGAGGTTGGGAAGTCCGGGGTCCAAGTAATTGGAACTTACCATTGATCGGTAGACATTGAAGGTACCATTCCCCGCTGCCGTATAGACCACTTCTCCAGAATAATATGCCTGACTTCCATCATAAAGCATTACCGATAGTGGACCAAAGTAGGGACCCCATAGTCCGGCCTGCCCGTAAGCACCAGGTGTATTACCAAGGTTACTTGGTACAAGACTTTCCCAGAGAGTACCCGACTGATCCACTACTATTGAACCTACATAGTAGGTCACCATACTGGACCATAAGGCAGGGGCCAGGAGCATGGTGTTAGTGTCCATCGGGCGAAGGACTGCCTTACGCGTAGCAAAGCGCCACACATTGCGCCGCAACTCGGCTTGCCGGAGCTTGTCATAACAGGAGGATATCTGGACCGCTCTCTGACTATTCTCTGTGAACCCCTGAGAGACATTGATTAGGGGCACACCGCAGTGCTGACAAGCTCGATTCCCTATATCAACAGATGATGTAAATGCACTCATTGGGGCGGCTGAGTAGAAGGTGACTGAGTAGACGGTGAGACCGGAACACGTCTTCGCGCTTGCTGCGCCTCATTCTCCAGTTGCTCTAAGAATTGGATGATTGGTAGAACATTCTTGAATTTTGGACCTTCCAACCCTGAGATCATGTCATAGAGATGCATATAGGCGTATTGATCGATTGTAACTGGGGCGAACACCTGTGCAGTTGTAGGCGCAACTAAAACCAGCAGGGCCAGGCAGACAAAAAGCGCTTTCATTTTTTCACCCTCCAAAGCACAGTACGTTAATTGTTGCCCCTGTAAGTGCAACAGAGGCACCAAGCGTAATCGCCGTTGTTGATGTTGACGTTATATCTACCACAGATGCCGTAGAATTGGAACTGATCGTGCAGACTGGCGCTGCGGTCCACATGTGGCCAAAGTTCGCTGTGACCGAAGTCTGCGCTGTCCCTGATGTAATAACGAAACGTTGATCATTACCAGCGACCGAAGTAGCGCCACTTCCAGCAGTAGGTGTGAATGATGTAGCTGGGTTAATAATCCCGCTGAAGGTGGTGGCTGGGTTAATGATCAGACTCGACGCATTGATCGTTGCGCCCACGTCACCCGCCCCAGAGTCATTGATAGCCTCCAAAACGGCACGAGAACCCGACGAGTAGAGCAGCCAGTTTTGGCCGCTCGCGACATGCACGTTGAGAGGCAATGTAGTGAGGACACCACTCAGCGTTCCTCCGCCGATTCTCACGTTAGATGCATTCAGCGCGATGTAGTCGCCCGATGGCGATCCGTTTGATGTACTCGCGAGAGTCAGCGATGACCCCGCCGCGGCTCCGCCGTAGTGCGTGGCAGTCGTGATCTGCCCAGTGAGCGTTTCTATTCCCTGATCCACAATAGTCTTTACAGCCCCAGTACCACCGTCTGTTAGTGTGTCATTACGATTTCCAATGATCGAATAATTAGTGCTTGTTCCTGACGCCACCGTGATCGGGCCATTATTGAGATCATTGCCAATCAGCGCGAAGTTAGACACATTTGCGGCTACAGTGATCCCATATGGATTACCACTGTTTAAAAAGTTTCCCTCGATCGTTACCGTGCCACTCGTCTCATTGAGTGCGATTGTGCCGCCGAGATGCGACCCCCCAAGGTAAAACCACGTTAACTGTGTAAGAGTTATACCATAACTTGAAATTGCCCCCCGCATCTCAATATTGGCCCCGGATGAATTAACTACAAGTCCAGGATTATACATTCCCGCACCTGATAAGTCTGTCTGCCAGAGATTATTCTCCAACGCCATACCTTCGGTCAAAGTAGCCGTAGGTGCCGTACCACAAGTGCCTCCCGAAATGGTCAGAGTCACCGGATTAGTAGGTAATACCGTGTAGTTGCCAGGTGTAGTCGCCGCTAAATTGCCTGACAGAACACCACCCGAGACTGTACCGGTGACAGTAGCAGAAGTTCCAGTTCCGCCAACAACCGTGAAGGTCTTGATCCCATTAGTGCAAGTCGCGCCTCCCGTCGCCACAGTCGCCGCGGCGACACCTGACTGGAATGACAATCCGGCATAGTTCGCCGATGGTGCGAACAGTTGCCAGGTCACATGATTGTCGGTGATCGCTACCCCAAAATTGGCATTGGTGGGGGCACTACCACCACTCTTATCATCTCCAGTATTCGCCACTGCAATCAGAAGTGGCCCACTATTGTTGACAACATTGCCAACACTATAAGCTGTATTCGCTACCCAGTTTGGATACGCCATGGGATTGGTGGCGTTGGTAACGTTCGTAGGCGGAGAGACATCGAACTTATTACGCTTGAACCACGAAGCCCCAATCCCGAGCACGTTTGATGGACCATAACCACCCTCGGATGTTATATTCCAAAATGAACCATCCGTGCAATTCACGACGAGCGTATAATATCCGCCGATAAGCAAGAGATCGTGGACGCTACTGTTTAAGCAACTGTTGAATGTAACGGCGTTCTGGGTCGCTCCGTATGTAGTGGTATCGTTATTAGACCCTTTCCCATAGATTGAAAGATTGGCTACCTCTGCCCCCGTCCACGTAGTATCCGTGGTTAGAACCGGGACATCGGTGTGGGCAGCATACAGTTCACTCGTGAACTGACTTCCGCCGATAAGCGAAACTCCCTGCGTCAAGACCAGATTTGGAGTAGTTCCATTTCCTGGTACATAGCAGTGGGAATCCGGAGGAATATATACAACTCCGCTATTAAACGTGCTCGCAAGATAATTGATCGCATTCTGAATAGTCGTCGTATCATCGGTCACACCATCACACTTGGCACCATACTGAAGAACATTTATTACTGCTGCACTATTGTATGTGATCGAACCATTAGTTCCGAGGTTTTTTCCAAGCGCTGCTGCGACCCCTGTACCAAGACCCGTAATCCCAGTCACAGGTAGAGATGATCCAGGTTTAACAATCTGTGCATACGCAGAGATTGAGGAGAGGATTGATAATCCAAGAATAATGATAGTCTGAGAAATTCTGTTCATGATCGGGGTGCCCCACTATAGAAACTGATATCAATGACCGGACTACCTGATTGGGCAATCACGGAGAAAGCTCCCATAGTGCCAGAATAGTCCAGACATGTCCCAGAGATCAGAGGCATACCTACGGTTGCTGTTGGGCTTGTACCATCATCACGCCATCGGATGTTAGCAATCTCAATACAAATCACAGCCCATATCGTTAGGTTAGGGATACCTCCAGAGCAGGTAGAAATCAGAGCAGCAGTACCCGAGGCTGTGAGTTGGCAATAACCCAAAGGCCTAACATAATCTGTCTGAGCACGCTCCTGGGCATCTGCCAAGGAACCCAAACTAAGAATGATCAGCATACTTAGAAGAAATCGCATATAGCACCTATGAAAAGGGCGGGCGTACCAGGCCCGCCCCAAGGGGATACGATGTCTCCAGGATTAGAAGATCGGAGACTCAATCCAGGACATCCCAAGATCGACACCAGAAGCCGTAGAAGCCGCAGTTGTCATAGCTACGGAGACTGCCACACCTGGAGGCACAATAGTACGTCCCTGGAACTCGTAGTGGATCATACTAGACGTGGGATCGGTAGTGGCCCCCCACCCACCAAGAATGCGGTGACGAACCGGCGTGCCAGAGTGTGTGAACGCGGAGTAGGGTACACCCTGGCCACCGATGGACGCGCCTACCTGACCAGGGAGTGGAGTTCCCGCCGTGGTGAACGTGCCCTTGCCTGTCAGAGCACCATTCGAAAAGTAAAGCCCAATGGTGTCAACTACTGTAGTTGCAAGGACAATCGAAGCGTCGAAGTCAACCAACTCCAGCCATCGGTTGGAATTGACAGGATTGTATAAGGAGAACACCGACACGAGGCCCGAGGCAACGACAGGGACTGTCACAGCGGTGACATTAAAAGTAAACAAGGCACCTCGTGCAGCGGCCTGAAAGCCAGAACCATGAGCCCACGAGATGAGCGTGGATTCATCAGGAGCTAAACCGATCGCAGCCAGGGAGTTGTCGGCCTGGCGAATCGTGTAGGGGTTGAGCACATTACCATTGACTTCAACAGTAGAATTGTCCGACATGGTGATCTCCTTATAGACCTGGAAGATCGGCACCAAGAGTGCCGTTGTTGAGGGCGCCAGAATCAATATACTCCAGAATCTGCCTAAGGAGGAGATTCACATCAAGGCGCGTAATACCTGTAGCGTTCGACCCATTATTGATCTGGATATTCACCTCGACATCGACCGCCGTTCCAGACGAACTAGTTCCCGCTACCACATTTCCAAGGTGATTGTCCGCGCCACGCTTCAGTCCGAGGTAGTAGTTGAGGGCTGCCATGGATCAATCCACATAACTGACGCGCACGTACAAATAGCCTGCCGCTCCAGTAGAGGCCGCCGTCGAGACGTACAACATGAGGTCGAAGAAGCCCTGATCATATGAGAAACCAAACAAATCCCAAAGGGGCGAAGTAGTGAGGCCTGGATCAGCACTACCATCCGTATTGACGAATGGATAGTAAGTCCGCGACCCATTGAAGACTACATCCGTAGGCCCATAGACTGCATTGTAGACTGGAGTAATCTGACCATAAATGAGATTGGGAGTCGTATAGCTTGCGATTGAAGTCGTGGTACCAGTGTTGGCACGCTGCGGGATCAACCCTTGCACACCACCTGGCGTGCCATCGATCGTACTATCACTCCAAATCCAGTTCACGTCGAATACGAGAGTGTCGGCATTGTGTGTGTCCAACTCCGTACTCTCGGCTACTACCACCGACTTGACCTTGGCACTGGCAGGCACTCTCACGACCTTGTAATAGGACGCGATGGTAGCAATACCAGCAGAGGTCACGGCAACATAGTCATCAACTACACGCTGATATCCTGGGGCTCCTTCACCAGTAGTATTCTGGATATAAGGGGTCGCATCAAGGTTAGTGATTGAAGTAGATTTTACAGTGTCAGCGGCCACGTGAATCTCCTGTTACGGGGTAATATCAGAGCCGGTCGAGTCCGCCGCAAGAACCTGGATAACCTTTCCCGGCTGAGTGCGTGAACCTCCATAGGATACCGCAGTGTACAAGTCGTAGGGTTCGCCTGAGATGTCATTACGGATCGAAATGCGATTAATCGTATCCTTCCACATACCAAGGTACAGTCCTGACTGCACAAATGCGATACACTGGCGATCGGAGCCCGAAATCGTGAGGCGCTCAGTAACCACGATGTTAAAACCTAAGAAGCGAGTCACACGCCCATCCACAAGAACCGGCCTATCATTAAATTCGGTAGATACCACCTGCACCTGGTTAAGAAGGTCTGATTCCTGCTGGGACCCGATGACTAGAGTAAGGGGATCATTGTCCAGGTCATTGTGGTAGTGTCGTAGAATGCGCTTGGCCTCGATCAGTTTTGCTACAGTCAAACCTGAGGCAGCGCTGGAACCAAAGGTATCTGCTACTTGGAACGTAGAGGTGGCAAACGTCTCCTGCACCAGGCCTCCGGCATCCTGTCCAGTGTAGGAAATACCGAAAGCTGCCGTGATAAGACAGTCGTCCCAAGCGCGTCCTACGGCCATTGCCGCGTTGGTGCTATACTGGGACTTGGGATCAACGATGGTTTTCAACTCATCGAAACTATCGATGAGCTGGTCAATTTCGCCGTCCTGTGGGAATACCCAACGCCGAGTAAAGTCCGCATCAGTGCGATTCTTCGGAGAGAAGCGTCCCGCGGGTGCTTTAAGCGCGATTGCCGCAATCTGGTTGATGGGCGATGCCTGCTTGCCGACGTGGAAGCCTTCTCGCGTCTTGCCACGAAGCAACGAACCCATCTGCTGGAGCTTCAGCTCCATATAGGTCGAAAATTGAGTGGTGAAAAGTTTGAAGAGGTCCTCGGACACAGCCGATCTCCTGCCTACTGTTGCGGAGCGGCCTTGTCCATCTCGGGGGCCAGGGGACGCCTATCGGTTGTGTCCCGTGCTTGCCTAATATAGGCACTCGATTGGGGTCATGTCAAGTAGGAGGTGCCTGACCAGTGAGAGCATAGAGTTCATTATAGGTCATGACCCCATATGTGAGTCCGGCCGCCACCACCGTGGAAAGGTACACATTGTCGGCCGCTGCCAAGGTAGAGGCCAGATTCTGTGAGTTGAGAGGATTGCTCCCATACAGGGCAATTGCAGCCGCACTGCTCACCTGCCGTATAGTCTCAGCAGTACATACAACTGCATCGAAACTACTCTGCCCTGTAGCCCATATGGCCACAGTTATGCTCCTGCTATGATCTGGTCGAGAGCGGCCAATCGCCTGATTGCCTCTGTATCTCCGGCAAGAGCCTTCCTGCCAAAGGCAGCATCGGCCATGAGTTCTCGCTTGGTGGCATATGCCTGTTCGCGTGTCATAACGCCGGGTACGGGTCCACTTGAGCTAACAAACTTGTCCTCACCGATCTTTGTTCCGATCGATCGGAACATTTCCATGACCTTGTCATAACCAAGTACACCCTCAAGGGCATCCACAGTTGCTGGATCGACACCAAGGGCACGAGCTGCTCCCTTGGCAACTACCATGTTGGCTTCCTTGTTCACTCCCCAGTTCTTCTGAAGTTCCTGTTTCTGGAGAGTAAGTGTGGCCAATTTGTCGTCTGCTTTGGTCTTGTCAGACTGTTCCTGAAACTTAACAATCCCGCGCACGACTTCAGAAGCGGCGTCCTTCGTCACATGTGCACCGTGGAGTACCGCCCTCATAGCCTCTGTGAACTGGGAATCCAACTCACCTCCATCTGTTTTCTTAATGGTGGCGAAGTCGTAATCTTTTGCCTCCTTGGGGACTCCCAGGCGCTGATGAACTGTGTCCCAGCCAGCCTTGTCCCCGGCATCCACGGGAATCTTCAGCACGCGGTCAGGTGGTACGCCGATGACCTTCTGAGCCTCACGGTGCGACTTCACGGCAGCCAAAGCAACTTCCTCAGGTGACTTATCATGCCACCCATGATTCTGCATATGTCCCAACAACTCCGCGTCCACCTTACCGGCATGCCAGGGTTGGGGAGATGGTGGAGGGGTAGGCGGTGGTGTCGTGTTAACAATCGGATCAGGCATTGTCAGTTACTCCTGCATAGGTGAGTTCTCTGCCCGTGGCTAAGCGGTACAGGTCCTCGGATGATAAGTTTAAGTGATTCTGGATTCGAAGCCACACCTCTCGGCGCCCCTCAAGGACCAGAGAACGGTTCCGATCGATACTCCCATCGGCATTGGTAACCACACACGTCTCTGCGGCACGGCAGAAGTCTGCCAGGTCGATGAGAACCTGGTTCCCGGCTGGTTGCATAAAGCATAGTGCATAACTCTTCTTACGCGCCCGCACAAAGTCGAGGATTCTACCCACGGTGTCAATTGTACTCACTATGGTCCTCCTGGTTGCTGTATTGGTTGCTGAACCTGAGGACCCCCGATCCCTTGCTGTGGTCCTACGCCTGGTTGATTCTTCTGCACTACGGCTTGCGCCTTCATCATAGCAGCCTGAGCTGGCATAGCCTGTATCTGCTCCTGGCGCTGTTGTGCCTGAGCCCGCATCTGGCGCTTCTTAGCGACCTCCGTTGGAGTTGCCATCCATCGTTCTGGCACATTCTGAATGTCAGTAGCAATCTCTGGAAGAGCAGCGTCGAAGTTGAATGAGTCCAAATAACTGGGGTCTCCAGTGATGTTGACCACTTCCTTGGCAGTCTCAACCGTACGTATAAATCCCGATGCCTCCCCCGCTCGCTGAGCCCGAGCCAGGGGAGTTGTATAGACAACCTCATATTCTCCCTTTGCCTCTCTTAGGCGGGGAGGCATCGGTGGAAGCAATCCTTGTTGACCCAAGAGGTCCAGTTCCCGGTCGATCATTGGGCCTAGATACTCACTCTGCTGCCGCCCCAGAGTAGGTGCTATAAGGATGCCCTTTTCGTTGGTGCGTTCTATAACCTCTGTTGCTGTCATCTGCGGAGTTTCAGTGAGAATTTGGAATAATGACACCAGAAATGCATCATTGATAAGACTTCGCTCCTCCTGGAGCATTTCCTTAGCTATCTGGATATTGCCAGTCGGCAGAATTTTCACTAGTTCTCGGCCCTCGGCCGAGACGCCACCCTTGTTGAGCGCCCCTGGGCGCATGTTAAAGTTCACAATGCCATCGTCTGCGACGAGCAGCACCGGATCGGAGGCTCTATGTCCCTGCTTGAGGAATACTCTCTTCTGAGCATTGAGCGTCTTCAGAGCCGGCAAGACCATAGTAGCTGGTCCTCGACCGTAGACCTCGTCAGGAAATTGCTCATAGCGAGTGAAGGGGAAAGGGAAGGTATGGTAGCCACCTGGTGGCGACATCAGACACTTGCCTTCGAAAGAGATATAGTAGGAACTATAAACCTTTCCCTTGTAGTCAAGTCGATCAGGGTCATAGTCCACATTAGGCTTAACACAGTGCAAGAAGTTGTACAGCATCTCGCTATTCTGCTGTAAGGCTGTCTGCAATAGAGCTGGCAATGCTCCTGGCCACTTCTGCTCGGCCTGGCGAGCAGTCATTCTCCACCACCGGATCATCGTGTCGATGACCCCCTGATGGTTCTCACGTACAAATGCCTGACCTAAGGGAATAGCCTTATAGCGCAGACCCTTGCGAATCTTCTGGATATCATCGAACTGGTCCACAAATATACACCCGTTGCCGAAGGCACCGAGAGATTGATAGACCATTTGGTTCTGCGATGGAAAGTTGGCCTCAGGAGCATACCGATATTTGAAGAGTTGACGAGTCGCAGTCTCAAACCATAAACGTGTCTGCCTATCCTTCATAACATAATCATCATTGGCTGATAACCCATGCCATGTCATGTTACGTGGAGTCAATAAGGAATCGCATATAGCCCCGAAGCGGCTATTGGCCATCATACCGGTGGCGTCCACTTGATGGTCGGTCTTCTTCTGGCCCGGAAAGTTGAACGTTCCGAAATAGAACGTGTTGCGCTGATTCGGAGCAATCAACTCCGCGGTCTCCTCCCATTGCCCTGCGAAAGTATTACGCCATGTATGAATCTGATTGAAGATAGAGATGGTCTCGATCACGAGTTCCATCTCCCGATCAGAGATCATGCGCGGGACAGAAGTAGAGTAGGGCTTGGTGGTAGAGTAATCGACCATTTACCTTATCTGTACCCTCCCAGGAGTGACATTGAGGCGGCTCCCATAGCCTGGTTCATCCCCATAGCCTGGGACTGCATCAATTTCTTGCGCCGATCTTTCTCCTCGTCTGAGAGTTGTTCACCCACCATATCACCTAACCCAAGATCAGTTGCGGCTCCAGTGAGGGGGAAATTCTTCTGACTAACCTGAGGCATGGCTTACCGCACAAGCATTACAATAATCACGATCACTATAATCAAACCTAGACCTCCACTAGGGCCGTAACCCCAGCCAGCACTGTACCCCCAATGAGGGAGGCCACCGATGCACATTAGGATAAGAATGACTATTAGAACGAGATACATAGAATTATCTCCAAAAAGAAAAGCGGGGAGATCGGTTAATAGGCTTTTTGCAGCCTTCTCCGTTCTCCCCGCACATGGTCGTTGACCTTCTCCGGTAGCCATGGCGGTATTTACCGGTTTACAAGATATAGGACTAAAAAAGTGGGAAGTCAACCCCGTCCGCAATCCCCGAACTGCGTTGACCCGCTACCTTTCCCCCGAAGTTCACTGGCCGGGCATAGCGCCGCATCATCACGGCTACTCGTGTGGCCGATAGGATATCGTCCCGGACCTTTATGATCATGCCATCCTTCCGATGATACTCCCTGTACTCCTCAAACCAGTCCGCCAGGTGCGATGCTACGCGCAGACGCCCAGTCACCATTCGCTCATCCATCTCTGCGAGACCAGCTTCAGTGGACATGCCCCCATCCGGCCATGTGGCATGGGTCGGCAACATCAGCAGCCCATGCTTCTTATACTGAGAGGCCAGGGTTTCGCCACCACTTTCCCTGGCTGTCCCATCCTGTGGCCAAGCAACCGGTACAGCAGCGCCAATAGGCTTCATCATAGCTGCATGAAGCAGAGGTAGGTTCCGCTCATCCTTCTCCCCAGATCGGCGAATAGTGTGCATCACATAGATAATATCATTGTCTTTATCCCAAGCTACGAGGACGGCAGCGAACGGGTGAGCAATACCGAAGTCAATACCCCATAGTTTCCCCCAGTACAGAGGCACGTCATCCAGGGATAAGGTATGCCTGAGTTGGGATTCTGGGGTCTTGAAGATTCGTCCTTCTCCCAGCATTGGGACCCCATACACTCGCGCATCTCGCTCGAATTCCTTGTAGCCGTCGATAATCTGTTGCCTACGCTCGGCTGGAATGTGGAGTGCATCCTCAATCGTCATAGTGACTACAGCACGATCAGGACTTAACTCTCTTAGAAACCTGATTACTACGTCAGACATGCCCTTCAGAGGTGTAAAAGTAGTATAAATCAATCCCTGAGTTGCCGTTATACGGGCAAGCATCTCTGAGTATACGTCTGAAGGTGCCTCCTCGTCAGCCCAGATCACGTGCAGGGTGGAGGATTGGAACTTGGTGCGACCTTGCTCATATGACTTGAAGGACACGGTCGAGGTTCCACCAGATACATGCTTTACATGGCCAGTGTCAAAGGCATCGGTGACACCCCGAGCCAAGGAGGGGCGATCAGGGATACAGTCTCGTGGAAGGAGACCAGTGCCATAGGCGTCTCCAATGCCAGCCGTTCCATATAACTTAGTTTGTGGCCCATCTCTGACAATTGCTCCCGTCTCTCCACATGCCCAACATTTCACGGGGCCATCAAATCGGCGTCCTCGCCACCACTCCGGATACTGGCCTGTGAGATGGCAGGCTGTCTCGAAAGCTCCCGCTTCCGTCTTACCCTGCTGGTTGCCTGCCGTTAGGAGTCGCTCGCGCTTTGTGGCCCCCAAGTCGAAGAATTTCCTCTGCTTCTCATATGGCTCAAAGTAGTCGATGTGCCGGTACAGCTTGAGATCACGCGCTGCCTCAAGAGCAGCGAGTGTCGCCCGAAGAGTGCTCATACCAACCTTACTCATAGCAAGTCCTCAATACCCTCTGTACATCCTACTTCCTCGAATTCGGCATCCACTGGTGCAGGGAGTGCCGGTAGAGATTTCTCCTGTGCTCCGAGAACCTGCTTTGGATCGATTCCCAGATCAGTGCAGACCGCTCTAATTCTCGCCCTTATCTCCTGATCATTCATCTGCTCGTGCTTCACTGTGACACTGTGCGTAGTTTGCTCATTGAGTCCGGTGCGGTTTAGGAGTGTGAACGTTGCCTTAGCATGATCCCTGTGTAGGGGATCACTTACCATAGCTAAGAGTGCATTGACTGCTAAGGCCTTCCCTGCATGCAGCCGCTTCACACACTCCTCGTGGATTGCCTCCAGGATGCGCTGGTCCCTTAGTAGGTGAATTCCATTTATACACCATGTCTTCGGGGTGCCAATATAGCCAGCTTCGGCTACGGCCTGTGTCTTATTGTCATCACCACGATTGCACCATGCGACAACAAATCGCCGCATTTTGTCGGTTGGTAGGGCACGCATTGCTGGCCCCAGTTCCTCAACCGGAGGTAGGTCTACAATCGTATGGTGGAGGGTCCCATGGATCACTGCATTCGTCATTCTAGTATACTAGTATTATGGATGGTACTTTTCAACCCTGATTTTGGTTGTTTCAACTTTTACGTGTAGTGTTTTTAAAGGTCGCCGCGTGCGAGTGAAAGGCTCCGGTTTCCCCCAACCCTAAGCTTAGGCATGCCCTACCCGGCACCCACCCCCGGTCTATTGTCTTGGGGCATAAGTTTCGTAGCTAAGACACACGTGTTACGTGCCGAAGCCCCGTAGTACATACTGTTGACTAGAGCAACAGCATGAGACTGTGCTCCTCATCTCAGGGAGCGAAGCAAGTGCAACCGGCGCGCCAGGCCGCATCACGTTTTCGTGATAGTTGATCACTTTCTTGTGATCGAAATGCCACAAAAAAGCCACAATTGGGGCCGATGGTGCGGTGGTCGGCGCCGAGAACCCCAAGGCGGGGTGAAGCAAGACCGACAAGGGGAATACCTATGGCAATCCTACCAGACTTGAGCCACGAAGCTATGGCCGTGGAAATTGCAAAACTGCGGGCAGAGAATGCGGCCTTGATCCAAAGCAAAGGGGGAAGCTTAACCCTCAAGGTTACGGAGAAAGGGGGCTTAGCTATCTATGGCCTTGGACGTTTCCCGGTCACGCTCTACGTGGGGCAATGGGAGCGGTTGTTAGCCTTTGTGGAGACTGGAGCTATCAAGGCTTTCATCGCCGCACAGGGCTCCAAGCTCAGTCGCAAGGAAATCACGAAATCGTGATTTGACATCGGCGCCGAGTGCCTGCGATACTCGGCGCCGTCCAACCAAACTAAAGGGAGCCCCAAGGCGGGGCGAAGCAAGACCGACAAGGGGAATACCGATGGATGAAATTCTCAACCCGCGACCTGAGAATACCTTCAGGGGACCGCTTACCCTTAAGGTTACGGAGAAAGGGGGCTTAGCTGTCTATGGCCTGACCTTTCCGGCTTTGTTAACCTTGGTGGAGACCCTTCAGTTCAACCGCAAGGATGTCACGAAATCGTGAGTTGACACTAGGCGCCGAGTATTGCCTACACTCGGCGCCGTCCACTCAATCTGAAGGAAACCTACCATGTGGACCGTGTGGGTTATCGACGACGAAAACCGCGCAAGGCGAAACCTTGAGATTACCGATCTTAAGTTAGCTATGGAACGCGCGATAGTGTGGCACAAAGAGGGATTCGAAACATGGCTAGAATATCAGAGCTATCTGCCCGTGACTTAATATGGGAAATGCGCCTCACACATGGTGGTGCTGCCTGGGACACCACTATGGAATGGTGGTTTGCGGTCGCAGGGGAAATGTATGAGCGAGGCTTGCCAATACCACATGAATGGAAATATAGGCCCTCACCATTAGGGGCTATCGATCGTGACCAGTATGAGGCAAGAATAGTAGCTGAAGCTTCAGACACCGCTCTGATTTTGTTTGGGTGCGCACTCTCAAGATACGCTAGCCACCTAAAAGAGTCAGGCCAATCTTACTGAATGAGCCTTGGTACTCACCTTCTGCCATAGGGATCATATGGCCCCATCACGGTGGGGGAGGTGCGACAATTTGTCAATTGACAAATCTTCAAAAATATGCTACTCGTTACGACGTTCGGTTCGATCGAAGGCGACCGCGAAAGCCCCTCCAGGGCGAGCTTGCGGGTTTCGCCGCCCCGATCGACCGAAACCGCTAACGAGTAGAATTTAACCTAAGCAGTGGGAGACAATCATGCCAACAGTTGCTAAGGAAGAGACGAATAGAGAGGTGCAAAGCATCTCCCTAGCAGGTGGTGTCAAGTATGTGGGTAGGTGGACATCGGAGCGAGGCTATCATATGGCTTTGGTAGGCCAACATATAAATGACCTACCGCATAATTTACCCGCAGGGTACACTGCTAACACTACTTGTAAAGACTAGCTAGGTGGACTGCTATCATATGCGGAGGGAATACCGATGTTAGACATTATAGAAGACGCCAACGGCAACCGTTGCTCCGTTAAATTTTGGGGGACGCGGGAGGCTGCACAAGTAGCTTTGGATAGCTTACAAAACTGCTCAGACTGCTTAGACTGCTCAGACTGCTCAGTCTGCTCGGACTGCTCGGACTGCTCGGGCTGTTCACGCTGCGAGCGCTGTTCTAGCTGCTCAGACTGCTCGGACTGCTCGGACTGTTCACGCTGCTTGGGCTGTTCACGCTGCCCGGACTGCTCGGGCTGTTCACGCTGCTCGGACTGCTCGGCCTGCTCGTACTGTTCACGCTGCCTGGACTGCTCAGGCTGTTCACGCTGCTCGGACTGCTCGGGCTGTTCACGCTGCTCGGGCTGTTCACGCTGCTCGGACTGCTCGGCCTGCTCGTACTGTTCACGCTGCGAGCGCTGTTCACACTGCTCGGCCTGCTCAGACTGCTCAGACTGCTCGGATTGCGGGCGCTGTTCACGCTGTTCACGCTGCTCATACCGCCGCTCTAGTAGAGGCCCCGAGGCTCCTATTATTCCTTCCATTCACTTGCGAGTTTATCAGGCTGCATCGACCCCAAACAGTCTAAGTATGGACGATTGGCATACGTGCGGACAGAAGCATTGCCGCGCGGGGTGGGTTGTTACGCTTGCAGGCCCTGAAGGACGGGCGCTGGAGGCTTTTTACAACACTGAGCTTGCAGCGATGATGATTTATGATATCAGTGACCCTACATTCAAAATCCATCCTGCTAGATTTTATGATACTGACACCGAAGCGCTCGCCGACATGAGGCGGCTTGCCGACATAGAGACGGTGCGGGCTGTAATAGTCGCCCCAGATAATGTAGGCTGACTGCTATCGCAAATGATCTAGTCTACGCACTGGATTGTCAGCCTGTTGGCCTGAACTAAATGCAGTTTAGGCCAACAAACGGGCAATCAAGTCCGACAAGGGAGAATAAACATATGGCTATCAAATACCTGAATGAGGCAAAGATTATCCTTCCATTGTTTGATAATAGTGGAGGGTCACTGCAAGATTTGCATAGGGCGTTAGCGGATCGATTGATCAAAGAGTTTGGGGGTTTTACCGTTTACCATAGCTTCGGCGCCGGAGGTGATCCTATAGTGGGGGAGCCAGTTATGGTTTATATCATCGGCGCTGAACCTAACGAGGCCAATAATCAATGCTTGTATAGTATAGCAAGCCAATTATTGGAACAGGCTCGTCAACAGAGTATCTATATCTGTGATTTTGATAGTTTCGGGTTCCTGTTCGATGCCGAGGCCGCGCAGGAATTGTGTGTTCCCATACTTCCCTCAGAGAGACAATTACCCTAAGGGAAAGCCCTATGCAGATATCCCATACACCAAGAGGATTGCTAATCCATACAATGGAAGCTCTCGATGGGGCCAGGCAACCCCCTCGATGGCTGCGCCGCACGCGATCTCTAGGGCACATAGTACACCTTATGTGCCTATGCTTTGGTCTCGGCCATTATCTTTTATATGGGATATTGGGGGCTGAAATCATGGCCATTGTCGCAGCGCGGCCTGTGGTTAATCGACGTTATGCCTAAACACTCAATTCCTAGCACCTATGGGTGCTAGTGATGGAGTGTTGACATGGGAGAACCTGATATGAAATTATATAAATGGACTACACAAGATGGTAAGACACGGGTGGGATATACCAATGAAACGCAATGGGGGCTCAGTGTTACACATACTGCATCAGGGGAAGGGGAACTATGTAGTCCAGGATGGCTGCATGCATATACAGACCCTTTGCTAGCAGTTATGCTTTCCCCGATACATATTCCTTTAGGTTACTCTATCCTTTGGGAATGTGACGGAAAAGTCGGATTAAGTGACAACGGCCTGAAGGTAGGATGTACAGCGCTAACAACACTACATACTATAGACATACCAGTAGTAAGTATTGAGCAACAAGTGGCATTTGCTATTATGTGTACCCTTGAAGTCTATTATGAACCAAGGTTTGTAGAATGGGCTAACAATTGGCTTAAGGGGGTAGATCGCACTGCACAGGCAGCGGAAAGGGCAGAAGTAAGGGCAGTGTCCCTGTCACCGATAGAGCTGTCTGCCGCGCGAGCAGCGGAATGGGCAGCGATAGCAGCCCGGTCAATGGAATGGCGAGAGAAAGTGTCAGTAAGATGGGCGGCAGCATCATCAGTAGCTGTAGCAGCCAAAGTTTCGGGAAAACCCTTAGATTTGATAAGGTTAGTACATAAGGTTGTATATGGAGAATGGATATGAGCAAGGTATCGGTTATGTTGCATGTAGGCATGGTTTTGAGTGTGGTACTCTTGGCCATGCCAGCCGCGGCGGGCTACATCGCGGATAAGGTAAAAGTGGTTACTGCCGACAAGTTTGGTGGTTGGGCCTCTTGTCCACGGATAGCCTTTACTCCAACTATTGTCAAGAAAGGGAGAAAGTGACATGCAGCGAAAGATTGAAGATTTTCTCACTCAAGAGAACGTACGCAATAAGCATAATGCCGTGCTCTACACGGCTATGATAAAGATTGCCTATCCTGGTGTTGAGGTGCTGATAGGTCATCACCTTACGTTCGAAGTGCCTGGGAACCTTAAGACAGAGAATGAGATACCCTCCGCCGACACTATGATCTTCGACTATCATACCATGGAAGCCATCTTTGGTAGTGATGCCTTAGAACTGATGGGCGATCTTGCACAGTGTAGTGTACCAAAGCGAGACCAAATGTTGCATATGGTGTTCACTCGGCGTTATGGTGAACCTTCGTCGTATCTCAAGAAACTGGAGGCTTAGGTATGAAGCGACTATATCTTCCCAAGCGAAGGGATCGGCGTCAGCGCCGGTCCCCTTACTCGCGGTTTGGTAAGCAACCGCACCAGTACAGTGCGGCCTACCGTGTGTGGCACGCCGCGGCTAGGCTAGGGCAAGTTTTACTAAGGGAAAGTATTCATCATGAAGAGACGCTACAGTAAATCTTCCTTAACGTCCTACTATCAACGGCTTCCGCCCTCTCGTCATCTCCGTGAAGACTACGCGGGGCTGCGGGATGAGAAGCACTTAGAAAAAGTTTGCGAGTCACTTAGGAATCACTTCTGGGACAAACACTTGTTCGACCCTGACGAGGAGTTGGAGTAATGCCATTGTTTAGAACCACGCTTCCGCTCTCAGAGAATGAACACCCCCAGGATCGGATTTCGGATATAGGAGGAACTGTAATGCCAAGGCAAGATCAGTCGATTATCATAGGCCGTATGACAGCCTATCTGGACAGTGCCATGAAGAATTTAAAGACCGACGTTGCAACAGGTTCTTATTATGTAGACCTAAGATTATGTGCCCATCTGGAGGGTTATAGGACGGCGTTAGAGGATATCCTTGAGGCTTGGAATACCTTTACAAAAGAGGTTTGATTATGACAGACAGCACGAAGAGTCAGAAACGCGAGTGGCGATCCAATACTTGGCAGTGGCGGGCTCTGTCCGCCACGCGCCTCAATCAGAGTCAGTTAGGTGCGGTGCTGATAGCAGTGTTGGGGAATGATCCAATCCTTGAACACTGTATGTTGGACGTGGCGAGGCTGATCTATGGCCCTGCGGCCACGCGGAAGGCGTTCGATCCGCCCCGCTTTGTGAGTGGTGGTGCCCCAGGTTGGGGTGCTAACATTACTAGCGATGGTATGATAATGTCAGACTTCTATGATAGGCAGGGTAATATGCATTACGGTGCGTTAGTTGGTAGTGTGGAGGAGATGACTGACAACTTTCGTGGTCTCGCCGATTATTTAAAGCTTAGTGATAACGAACGGGTCGCCCTGTTCACCGCGGTGCGCCAGTGGATTAAGACTGACGCTCGCATGCAACCAACACTGTTTTGAGGGAGTATCAAAAAATGACACCCCAGGAATGGAATATAGCATTAGCGCCGGAGGTATCATGGCCAGACGCGCACCAGACGGTAGCTAGCGCAGTGCGAGGCTTGATTGCTACTCAGTACAAGTTTACGGAGTGCTCTACCACCGAATTGGCAGATCAGCTCTATCCACCCAAGTTTGCGCGTGGTGACGCTGGGATTGCCACCCGTAAGAGGTTGTTCATGTGTCTCGCGTGGCTAGGTGCACATGATTTGCAGGGCTTCGCTACACGGGGGCAACCACGTAAGAGCCGGTTTGGGCGAGAGGTGCGCCCATGGAGGTGGCATTCGTATAGGTGTAGGAGTGATAGAGAGATATGTCCTACCTGTGGGCATAGTAGAATTATCGGATAAATGGAGGCATACCATGGCTGGTGGAATGACGTTTGGCTCTTTGATATTGGCTATAGGGGGTAGTACACTGAGCTATTTGTGGTTTAGCATATATCTGAATGACGGCGCGGTCGAGGGCTTGCTCGGCGGGATACTGTGGGGTTTTATAGCCTTTATGGGGTTCATAATCGCTCTGGTAGGGAATTATCAATGGCGCAAGAGGAGGTAAGCATAGAGTTGGATATCCCAGATTTCTTGCGTTTGACTGCGCAGGAAAGAAGAGATGCGTGGCAAGCGTTCGATCTTACCTATGGTTTCAATTCTCCATTGTTTGGAGCAAGACAGAAAGGAGTTGACAATGCAGTGGATAGTAGATCAAGCGTTTCCGACTGATCCTACCTTATTGTCCTTAGTGATATTCTGTTGGCTATGGATGATATTCGGAGGTATTGTTGGGGCCTTGGTATGGGCTCCGTTCTTTATCATCTACGGAGTAGGATGTATCGTAGGTAGGTACCACAACAAGTCGCGCCCTGACCCTTCACAATAAGGAGCAAGCTTGCCCTTGGCAAGCTTCCGCAATAATGCAGCACTTACTTTCAGCTCGACTTCGAGGACCGGCGTCGCCAATCCTTGGTCGCGCCCGTAGGCTCCGAGGCGGGCAAGTACAGCGCCGACTTTTGGTCCGTCGATTTCGCTGGGATCGGAGGTATAGGTGCGGTGTTCTGTGCTGGTGGTGCCCTGCAAGACCAAAGAGCCAGCCATGGGCTTCGCGACGAAAGTGAATGGCTCTTCTCGCTCCTCCTGGTCTTTGTGCTTCATGACCTGTACTTCGATTGCGGGGCATTCGCGCAGGTTCCCCTTGACGCGGAGCACTGTGTCGAACCCCGCGTGGTATGCGCTGCTGTCTCGCGGTCCACGCGCCTCGTCGTGACCTGTGTGGTGGACGGCCATGACACTGCAATGGAAATACTCGCACAAGTGATCACAGAACTTGACGAGCTGGGGTGCATCACGTGTGGGATCAAGCCCTACCATCATCTTGGATACAGTTTCCACTATGATTAACGCTGGCCATGAGCCGTGACTAAGTCGTTTTATGATTTCTGCTTTGAATTCTGTTACTTCGTCTGGGAAGCACAGCATTGGCGCTGCCATGACATAGAATGGAGTCTTGCCTACTACCTCATGGGCTATACGCCAGGCGCGGCGGCGCTTGCCTTTGGTGGCCGAGCGACCTTCGTTAGCAGCGTAGAACACCGGCCCTGTGATTGTGGGGGTTGTCCCAAATGTTGGTTTACCTGTAGCAATGGCTAACCCTAAGTCGAGGGCGATGAAGGATTTGCCACCTCCACTTGGGCCATATAGCATGATGGTGCTGCGTTCTTGGATTACGCCTTCTACCTGCCATCTAGGATCGGGTTCAGTATCCATCTCGTCATCATCCTCAGGGTAAAATCGTGACTTCTTAGGCTTTTCTATAAGTATGGCTGCACTTGCCTTGAAGGCCTCCGCGGCCGACGGCGTGGCCCATGCTCCAGCCTCATTTTGCATATACGAGGCTGCATTGTTTACCTTCTGACTTAGCTCGTCGGGACTCCATGGTGGAATACAAGCTTCGTTCCACTCTGCCATTACCGTAATAGCACCCTCCGGAGAGAGGCCAAGGTTAAGTATTTCGCAGGCGAGTCGGTAAGTGTGGTCATCCCCGCCTCTTCCTTCAATTGCAACATCTCCGCGGACAATACGTTGGTTGAGGAGTGTACGTGCCCGTTCCACATTGGTAGGAAGGTCTAGTACATGGTAGGCTGATTTTGCTTGCTCATGCTGCTGATTTGTGAGCAGCGCCACTATGCGGGTCGGCAGTTCGGCGATTGGGGCGGTGTTTGCTGGTTTATATTCTCTACCATCTACGAGTGACGGAGGAAGTAGGACATACCCTCCGCGTCCACGTGTGTCTACGCCTGGTGCTAGCTTGCCGACCGAAGACGGCAGACTGCCATAAAAGTACAAGTGCGCGCCGTCGCTCGGTGTAGTCACAGTGTAGGTTTTAGGTAATTGGAGATCGGTGAGATTCCCCCCTAAATCTTGGTCGATTACACATAGGCCGGCAGTCTCAGGGCAAAAGGCAAGATTATAGTCTGCTTCAGACCACCACTTGTCTATCTGAATTAGGTTAGTGGTAGCGTCTAGATATCCATTGGGGCATGCCGGCTTCTTACTGCCTGGCATACAGGGGAATATAGGAATATTATCTTGAGCCCAGCGGCGGGCAGTCGCGTGATTTCGTGTCATGTGATCCCCATATTCAGCATACAAATATAGGACTCCGGATCGGGAGAAGTCAAGTGTTTGATCAATTTGAGGATTGGATGGTTGGATCGGCGCCAGAAAAATCTCTGTGTGTCCTCTTGCGGAAACCGCCGAACTCCATTAGGTTTATGCGACGAAAGGGGAAATCAGCATGACATTCAGCAAGAAGGTGGCGGCGCGTGGCTCTATTGAGCACATTCTTAGCATAGTTCTCCCGATATGAGGTTGGACTATGTTGACACAACGGGTGCCTTTACCTTGTCAGTACCACGCAGTAACGGGGGTCTGGTGCAGGTGTTGGTTAAGGAACACGGCCTCAGCCTATCACTGTCTGCATCGACTGCCTCTGATGCCCTCCTCTTCACACGTGAGCCATATGCTGCCGTTGCCTTCTGGGAGTATGCTACAGATAGAGCCCGACAGAGATTGGTAGGGCTCCAGACAGAGATAGAGAAGTCGTGGAGGAGTGAGAGCAATGTCCATATTAGGTGCCCTGCCGATAGAGAACTCTGGCCTTTCCAGAGAGCGGATGTTGAGTACGTTGTCAATCGAACTCATGCGCTTGTCGGCGACGAGCCCGGACTCGGCAAGACTCCTGTTGCAATTTGCGTCGCTAACGAGATTAGAGCTAAGAGAGTTCTTGTTATCTGCCCTGCGAGTATCAGGTTACAGTGGGTGCGTAGAATTCGAGAATGGACAACTATGGACTATCCATACATCATCTATCCAATTCTCACGTCCCAGTACGGAGTCCACCCTACGGCTCACTGGACTGTAGTTAGTTATGACCTCATTCGTGTACCTCAGATAGCCGCAGCCTTGTCAAAGGGTACTTATGATCTTCTCATCCTTGATGAGGCTCACTACCTCAAGAGTTGGGATGCCCAGCGTACAAGAGCTGTATTTGGTGGAGGTACGGATCACGGATGGCCTAGCCTTGCTAGTCGATCACAGCGTATATTAGCTCTCACAGGAACTCCGTTACCTAACAGGCCAAGAGAAGCTTATGTACTTGCTCGAAACCTGTGCTGGGATTCCATTGACTGGGCTTCTGAAGAGGGATTCCGAGAGCGGTTTAATCCCAGTTTTAAGGGCGAAGTAGATGGGAAGGTTTTCATTGAGGAGAGAAATGGGCGTCATGCAGAGCTTCAAGCCCGATTGCGTGTAAACTTCATGGTTAGACATCTTAAGCGAGTTGTATTACCACAACTACAACTACCAGTGTATGATCTTATCCAAGTCTCTAATACTAGTATAGTTCGCCAGGCTCTCCAGGCTGAGAGTCTTCTTGCTATCAATCCTGATAGTTTGGCGGGTGCTGATGCTACTGTACTTGGACACATTGCTGTAGTCAGGAGGCAAATGGGTGTGGCTATGGCTCCCCAAGTAGCAGATTATGTAGAGATGTTAATCCGTGGTGGTGAGGAGAAGTTGGTGCTATTCGCCTGGCATCATGAGGTTATGGATATTTTGGAGGCTAGGCTTAAGAAGCATGGGCTAGTTAGGATTGATGGCTCCACGGGCACAGTCCGCAAGGAGCAGAGGGTGCAGGAATTCGTTGAGAACCCAGCCATCAACGTGTGCTTGGGTAATCTGCAAAGTATGGGAATTGGTACAGATGGACTACAGGCTGTTAGTTGTCATGCTCTCATCGCTGAACCTAGCTGGACTCCTGGGGATAATGTGCAAGCTTTCGATCGACTTGATAGGGGTGGCCAACGAAGGGCGGTGCAAGGTGACGTGTTTGTGGCTCCCGGTTCTATTGCTGACCGGGTGCTGGCTTCTGCTCTTCGCAAGCTCCAGGTAACACACGCAGCTCTTGATAGGAGGTTTTGATGGAGGACTGGGAAATGTATATCTTCGGCGGGGTACTCATATGTTTAGCATTCATGTTAGGGGAGGCATCGAGAAATGACTGACGAAGTCTTGAAGCAGTTCAGAAGTGCTACCAAGTTCAGGCCCCCTCCTCAGTTGCAAATTGGGACGGACCTGAATAAGAACGTTCACCTCCGAATCAATGACCTCGTGGTTGTCCTATCACCACGTTCGGCAGGTGACGCAGGTGTGGCCCTTCTTAGGGCTGCTGGGGTTAAGGTAGACGCTATTCATAGGCCTGTGCTGGAGTTGCCAGGCTCAAAGTTGGAGGATTGATATGGGACAAATTGTAGGTGGTAAGGTCCGGGTAGCACGTACAATGCGCCCTGCGGACTTTGAAAGTAAGGTTGCTGAAGTTGAACTGTCGTTCGTAGCAGATGATGGGGACTACCAGGCGGCGCTTGATGATGCAGCCGATGTTGCCCTGAAGAAGGTGTGCCAGGTCCTCGGCCTGACCCAGAAAGGGGAACCTGATAAAAGGCAGAAGCGGACGACTGTGCCTAAGCCTGTTGATGCTGATGTGGCCAACACCGAGAAGAAGGATGCAGCTCTGGAGGTCCTGGAGCAGATGGCTCAGGAGGAGAAGTCTGTAGCGTCAGTGGATGACCTCTCGGATGTTCTCGGAGAGGAGCCTACCAAAGTGGAGGTAATTGATGATTCTCAATTGCTCAGCGAGATTACTCATACATTAGCTGGCATGAATAAAAAGAAGAAGAGTGATCAGAACCCAGTCCTGATCCGCAACCTGATTTCTAAGCATGCTCCTGGCAAGTCACCCGCTCGTGCGGTGGATATTGCCCAGGATAAGAGAGCCGCATTCGTGGCCGAACTCAGGAGCTTGTGATGTGCACTACTGTAGACGGTGTTGGAGTCATGGTCACCATATTCCTTTTCCTAGTGGTGACACTGGTGGCTGACGCACTCATGAGGAAATGATATGAAGCCCTTGCACTCGCCCCTTGGGGCATCAGCAGCCGAGCGTTGGCTCAACTGCCCTGGTTCAGTCAGTCTCCTTAAGCACCTGAACCTGGGGCAGACTGATGAAGAGGACTACCAGAAGGAAGGCACACAAGCTCATGAGGTGGCAGCCCAGTGTCTGCGTAATAGTTGGGATGCGTGGGAGTCTGGCGCCGATGCTGAGATGGCTGATGCGGTTCAAGTTTATCTTGATGTATGCCGACCGTTTACTCAGATTCCTCATGCTAGGGTGTACATTGAGGAACACTTGACATCGGCTAGCCATGCGCTGATGTATGGAACCGTAGACTTTGCTTCGGTGGCGGATAGTCTGCTTAATATCGTGGACTTCAAGTATGGACAAGGAGTAAACGTAGATGTTGAAGAGAATCCCCAGCTCATGTACTATGCCTATCTTGTTCTTGGCCGTCATCCTGACGTACGCCGTGTTGTGCTACGTGTGGTACAGCCTCGTATCGACTATGCCGATCCAGTAAAGCGGTGGGAGACCACGGCCCAGCATATCACGGAGTGGGTGGAGACGCAATTGTTGCCCACCATGCGCGCGATCGGTGCTGGCGCAGAGGATCAGCTTGACGCCGGGGAGTGGTGCAGGTTTTGCCCGGCCAAGCTAGTGTGTCCACTGATGACTGGTATGTTTGGGGCCGCTGTTGTGGCAGACCCCAAAGTTTTGGTAAACTTGAGTGACACTGAGGTTGGCAGAAACTATGTTTTGGTGTCGGTAGTCAAGATGTACTTGAAGGCTTTGGAGGCAGATGTATTCCGACGCCTGAGCAGTGGGCATCTCGTGCCAGGTGCTAAGTTGGTGCAGAAGAAGGCTGATAGGGTATGGAAGGAGGGAGCTGAAGATGCACTTAGATTGGGTATTGCCGCTCCTGAGCTTTATGATCCGGCGACCCTTAAATCCCCTGCTCAAGTCGAGGCCCTGGGGGTGTGGGCGAAAGGTCTGGTAAAGGAATGGGCCTACAAGCCCGATACTGGACTGACGGCAGCTCTTACAACTGACAAGAGAATAGGTGTCAAACTGAAGTCGGCTACCGAGGCCTTCGGAGTCGCTGTTGCAAACATAGGAGAATCTAATGCGGGAAACTCTTGAAGAGCAAAGAAAAGATCATTAAATTGTGTTTCTTGGGTGCGGGACGGCCGCTTTATGGGGTTCGAGTCCCCAGCCCTCGTCCCGCCCCGTGTGGGCATCTTGTGATGGAGAAATCTAATGGCCGAAGTTGACAGCCGATACAGCCTGACTGCTCTAGTTCAGATGACGTTTCCCGCCCTCTTCCAGCCACGGAAGTTTAAGGGGCCAAATGGAAAGGAAACCGGAGAGGAGAAGTATAGCGCGAACTTCTTGTTCGACCCGAAGCACCCAGACCTGAAGCCGCTGAAGGAGTTAGCTGCTAAGGTAGCCAAGGCCAAGTGGCCGGGGCGTGACTGGAAGGCCAACCCTATTAAGTTCGCGTTCGCAGACGGGACCAAGCTTGCAGAGAAGCGGTGTGCTCAGGGTAAGAAGGACGATGGTACTACAGTTGGCAAGGTGGTACTCTCAGCACGTTCTAAGTTCCCGCCTGCGCTCTCTGGGATTGAGAATGGGAAAATTACAGATTATGAAGGAGACGCCAAGGAACGTGCTAAGAATAAATTCTACTCAGGCGTCCTGGTACTCGCTACGTTTAACTTCGTAGCCTACGATGGAGTAGGGGCTAATCCAGATGGCGTAACTGCCTACCTTGACATGGTGTTCACCAGCAACAAGGGTGAGCGTATTGGGAGCGCCCGGTCTGCGGCCGAGGCGTTCAAGGGATACGCCGGCTCGATTACGGACGAGGACCCGACTGGTGGCGCCGGGTTTGCAGACGACGACATTCCCTTCTGATAGGTAGCAGAGTATGTGAGTCCCACTGAGGCAGTGCCGCTACCTGAGCGGCCGGCGTTCCTCCCCTGGCGCCGGCCGCTCAAACTTAGGAGAGGAAATGACAGAACTCGTGGTTGACTTCGAGACGCGGAGTCGCTGCGACCTCAAGCGCGCCGGGGCTTGGCGGTACGCAGAGGATTTGAGTACTGAAGTCCTATGTCTAAGCTACGGCGATCCTCCGCGGACTTGGTATCCCGGAGACCCAATTCCACCGGAAATCTGTGATCCCGAAGTGATCCTGGTGGCCCACAACGCGGGGTTCGAGAAGGCAATATGGCGCAATATTATGGTTTCCAGGCATGCATGGCCTGCGGTGCCGAACAGTCGTTGGCGATGTACTATGGCGTCCTGTGCGATGCGTGCGTTGCCGAACAAACTGGACGCAGTGTTGAGAGTCTTGAGATTGCCCATCCAGAAAGATTTGGATGGATCACGGCTGACCCTGTCTTTATCTCGAGTCAATCGAAAGACAAATCTCCTGCCAGAGGTATCAAAGGATATTTTTCTAAGGGTTGGGCTATACTGCGAACGGGATGTGGCTGCTGAGCAGAGCTTGCACAGACGCGTGGGGCCACTGACGCCCGGTGAACTCCAAGTATGGCTGCTGGATCAGAGAATTAACGAGCGTGGTATAGGTTTAGATATCCCGTTTGTTGCTCAGGCACAGGCAATAATTGACGGTGCCAGCAAACCGCTGCTTGCGGAGTTCACCGCCCTAACTGGGGGACTGAGACCAACTCAGCGGGATAAGCTGATAGCTTGGTGTGTAGCTGAAGGGTTCGCCTTGTCGAACTTACGGAAAGACACCCTGGCCGAACTCCTAGGCGACGAGGAGGAGTCCGATGAACAAGGTTGGACCGATACTGACGACGATGCAGATCAGGGAGCGGGAGTTATGGATGCTTTCTCCCCCTCCGAGCGTGTGCGATCAGCTTTGTCAATCCGACGGTTGCTGGGTTCGGCGTCGATTAAGAAGCTTACTCGCATGCGAGATTGTGTGTGCTCTGATGGTAGAGCCAGGGGTCTCGTGCAGTATCATGCGGCTCAGACAGGCCGGTTCGGAGGACGCATCCTCCAGCCCCATAACTTCCCTACCACCCACGCCACAGTAGAGGGGGCAAACGGTAAGCAGAAGGCCGTGTCAGTTGATACCCTCGTGCAGGCCATTATGACTGGCGACCCTGAGTATGTGCGTGCTGTAATTGGGGAGCCAGTGACGGCCGTGATCGCCTCCCTACGCCACGCCCTGAGAGCCGCGGATGGCTGCCTGTTCGTGGCTGGGGACTACTCAGGCATCGAAGCCCGAATCCTCTTAGCCATCTCCGGACAGCACGACAAGGCTGCCTTGATGGCATCGGGAGCTGATGTGTACAGCGATATGGCCGCATCTATCTACAAGCGGCCTATCAACAAATACGATGATCCGATTGAGCGTGATATAGGTAAGCACGCTGTTCTAGGTCTAGGGTATGGTATGGGTAAAGATAAGTTTTGGTATCAGTACGCACCAGAGCAAACTCCGGAATTCTGCGACACAGTCGTGAAGGCATACAGGAAGGACTGGGCACCATGCGTCCCGAAATTTTGGTTCGGACAGGAAGATGCTGCTGCGCGGACGGTCTACGATGGACGACCGCGAGTTTCATTCGGTATCGAGTGGAGGGTGGAGGATCAATGGTTAACTGCGCGCTTGCCCTCCGGCAGGAGGATATGGTTCTTCAACCCGATCTCGGTACGGCGCGCTATGCCGTGGGACGCTACAGACATACGGCTTGGCTGGACGTTTCAGACTGTCAAGATGGGCCAGTGGGTAGTGGTAAACGCCCATGGTGGGCTCCTGACTGGCAGGATTATTCAGGCCATGGCGCGTGATATCCTTGTCGCATCCATGTTCAAGTGCGAGAGGATGGGATTTCCGGTTTGTCTCACAGTGCACGATGAGGACGTATGTGAGGTCCCAATAGTAAGGGCAGACCCTAAGGTACTGGCACAGATAATGGCCGACACGCCCAGGTGGGTGACGGAACTTCAGATACCGATCAAGGCAGAGACGTGGGTGGGAGAGCGATATCAGAAATAATAGCAGAGGAGTGAAATGATGTCTGGAGGAAAAGCCAGCCGACAGAAGGGAGATCGATTTGAGCGAGAATGCGTGGAAAAATTTAGAGGTGCCGGAATTACCGCCACGCGAGTACCGCTCTCCGGAGCTGCTGGGGGCGTGTTTGGTGGCGACCTCCAGGTTCAAGTCAAGGGAGAAACCCGCAAAATCGAGTGCAAGATCAGAAAGCGAGCCTGGGCCGATCTCTACGGGTGGCTCGAAAAGGACAGCCCATACGCTCTCTTGATTCGCACGAATAACAACCCCACTCTGGTAGTAATGCCCCTGGAGCGGCTGATAGAGTTAGCAGGAGGGTGGAATGGCTGATAAGTTGACCGACGCCGAGTTGGTGGAGCGCTTAAAGGTCATAGCCGACTCCGAGGACATGACAGACGCTGCCTTTAAGCTGGGTATCAAACCTAGCGCCCTGCGCACTAGCATCGCTGATGCAAAGGCCCGTAGGCTCACACCCGCCTCTGTGGTCTCTTCGGAAGAGGACAAGCTTCTCTCCAGGGTAACACTCCTCACCGCCGAGGTGGCCCGCATCAAGCGTGACAACGACACGGCCGAGTCCATACGTCGCCAGATATTCGAGTTGTCTGAGCGCAGCCCAGAGCCACCGGAGTGGATTGATAAGGTCGGTAAGCCTGGCACACGTGGTGCACCTATGACCCTCTGGTCAGACTGGCACTGGGGTGAGACCGTGTTAGAGGACCAGGTTGGGGGTGTTAACAAGTTCAACAAGGAAGTAGCTGAGAGGCGTGTGAAGTGTCTTGTAGACACCACTATAGACCTCGCCCATAATCACATGGGGCGGCCCAATGTGAAGTACCCTGGCGTGGTGATCTGTTTGGGGGGCGACATGATGACAGGAGCCATCCATGACGAACTTCGAGAGACAAATTGGTCAACTCCCCAGCAGTCAGTTAACGAACTGACCGATGCCCTCACTGGAGCCATTGATCACATGGCTGGTAAATTTGGGCGTGCTTTTGTCCCATGCGTTGTTGGTAACCACGGCCGTGATACGCTTAAACCCAGAAGTAAGGGAAGAGTTTTTACGTCACATGAATGGATTCTTTACTGCAACCTAGAGCGGTACTTCAGGAGGAGTAAGCATGTACAATTCTACATCCCCAGCGAGACAGATGCGCACTTCCGGGTCTTTGGCCATCGATATCTCCTCACCCACGGAGACTCCCTGGGCGTCAAGGGAGGCGATGGAATTATCGGTTCGCTTGGGCCTATTATGCGCGGAGCGCTCAAGATCGGTCGATCTGAAGCTCAGATTGGACGAGACTTTGATACACTTGTCATGGGCCACTGGCACCAGTACATGACACCTCCTGGTATTATAGTTAACGGAGCCCTGTGTGGCTATCAGGAGTACGGTCGGGTAGTCCTCAGAGCACGCTATGAGCGCCCCACTCAAGCGCTCTGGTTCACACACCCAGAGCACGGGATCACAGCCTCGTGGCCCGTGTACCTTGAACCCTTAGCAACAAAGAGAGACCGGAACTGGGTCTCATGGGAGAAGTGATATGATGGGTGGGAGAAGTGATTGGATGGTAAGTTGTAGTGCCAATGAGTGGGCAGTAGCTATCCTAACCTGTACGTTTGCAGTTATGCTGTTTACGATCACAGGAATCGTACTTCACTCCTATATAACATATATAAGGACAGGTAAATGAAGACAGTATATAACCAATGGAGGATAGACCAATGAAGACCGTATACCTAGCAGGACCAATCACCGACCGCTCATATTTGGAAGCTAATGACTGGCGAAATGATGTAGCTTGCAGGTTAGCAGACTGTGATATAAGAGGAATCAGCCCCCTGCGTTGCGAACCGATGATAGGAACTACCTATCAAATGAACTCTGTTGACCCGAAATTTGGGTCGGCGAAGGCAATAGCCAACAAGAACTTCTTCGATATATCAATGACGGATATGACATTATGTTATATGCCAAAGCAACTGGCATTCTCGAAGGGTACGTGTGTTGAGCTGGCCTGGGCCTTTGCTCTTCGTAAGCCCACCATCCTCGTGTGTGACGAGCCAGAGTGGGTGAAGCACCCATGCATCCAGGCATGCAGTGGGTGGGTTCTGGAGACGCTGGATGAAGCCGTAGACCTGATAGTGGGCATCCTCGGTGACTACCCCAAAGGAGCAGGACGATGAGTGAGTGCAACATGTCTGGTGTCACCACCTGGAAGTACACATCACAGCATCTACCCGACGACAGTCAAGAGCGGAAAGGTATACCCATAGCTACTGGGGTGCTCGATTACTTCCCCGACGCTCTGGCCGAAGTGGCGGTCATCTCTAAGGCTGGCAACGATAAGCACAATCCAGGTGAACCGCTGCACTGGGCACGAGACAAAAGTACGGATCACCCGGATTGCCTGATCCGCCACTTCTTGGATCGGGGATCGCGCGGGAACGATGGGCTGCGCCACAGTGCTCAGATGGCTTGGCGCGCCCTCGCCATTCTTCAACTAGAGATCGAGGCCGAGCGTTAGTCAGTCTGAGTCTTTGGGTACTCGATCGAGCACGCAAATATCACCTCGCCACCATCTTTCAACTGGGGATCGTTGGCGAGGTTTGCCTGGAATGCCTCTGAGACTTCAGCCACATCTGTCAGGCACGCGGCCATTGATATCTCCGGAATGTCCATGAGTCTAGTGTGGTCTCCTCCTACCAAGAGGAGGTGTACAGTCAGCCAATATTTAACCATGAGTGAGTTCCTTTCCTGCCCGCTGCTTCTCCTGTATTTTCCCCTCGGTTATCCCTTCCAAATGTGTTAGGTGCAGTAGCTGATCGAGGCGAGAGTTGACCGAGAGATGCAACTCCTGGATTTTATGATTGTTTAAGCCGGCAACTATCACGGCGCTTAAGCTTGCCATCGCCGTTACAATCTGCGCTACTTCTCCTACTGTCATCGTCCGTTTCCATTTTTGATGAGTCCCTCACCGTGCCGAAGCTCGTCAATGTGCTTCTCCACGATCGTGAGGTGAGCTTCGATACTGGCCATGCGTTCTGCTTGGCCATCAAGCCTGGTATTCTGCACAGCCTGTTTGATGACTACCTCGCCAAGAGATAGGATGTTGCTGCGGAGGGCGCTGATCTCGTTCCCGTGCTGAGTGATCAGTAGTTCGAAGCGTTCAGTCATGCGGCCCATTTTATAGATTAGGTACAGGCCGCCACCGAACGTCGAGAGGAGTGTAACGCCTCTTGCAATCAGGTCTACGTCCAGTTCGATGGCGGCCATGATATCAAAGGCTCAGGGAGCCGAGACTGAGGCCGTTAGACGGCCCCATGGCAGTTTCTATGAGGCCTACTTGCGTCACCACTTCTTCTGCGGTGGTGGCGGCCTGAAGCTTGGGTAGGAGATTGGCTACTGCCTGAGGGAGGTTGGGAATCTCCGCTAGCTTGGTAACCTCGTCCTTGACCACGGCCAGGTTGCCCGAGTTGGCCAGGACGGCGGTGAGAGCCGCGTGGATCGCCGAGGTGGGGCTATTGGCGGCCAGGGCCTGCACAGTACTGGTGAGGGTGGTGCCGGTAAGGCCGGCGCCCTTGAGGGCTGAGAAGATGCTGTTGAGGGTGCTCATTTGGAATCCTTCTTGAGTTGTGTGTTGAGGTCAATAATCACCTGCCTGGCGACTGCGGCGTAGTCCTCCTCCGGCACCATTCCGGCGTAGAACGAGCTGATACCTTCGAGGGCCGCCTTGATAGAGGCCTCGACTACGGCGATATAGCTGGTAGGAAGGGCGGTCACTTCACCACCTCCTTGGGGCCGGGAGGGCCTCCCACTACGACCTGTTGAGTGGCCGTGATGCGTCCATAGATCGCAAACAGGGCGCCGGCCCCACTGACGATCTGCATGATGACATCTGTGATCGCAGAGATGTCGGCTGGAGTCACCGTGGCGTGGTAAATTGCACCTACGGCGGTGCCCGCGAAGGCCACAATGGCCCCCCAGACAGTCTTCGACTGGAGCACTCCAATCGAGTTATAGAGGCTTAGATTTGCCATGTTAACTCCTTGGTTTGAGTTCGAACTTGATAGTATCATCTAGGGCCATGAGGCGCATGATGATGGCAGCGCATCCTACCTGGGTGTCCCATACCTTGGGGTTGTAAATCCCGTCAGAGACGTATTTACCCCACTCTTCTTGGTCCGTAGCACCCCAGACGTAGGGGGAAGCCTCATGGTGGTAGTCTTCGTACCCTGTACCATTATAGAGCACGAGGATTGTCAAGGTTCCGGCTGCCGTCCAGTCCTTCCAATTACCTGCGCCGGGGGCGCACCGAACCAGGGCATCGAATGCACAGGCACGGAAGGACGTGAAGGGGCCTCGGCCGCGGGGCACATGGGTTGACACCTTGTCCCAGGGATCACCTTGGGCGAGGCTCTTAGTCAAGTCTAGGGAGGCCTCGCGGTAGTGGATAACTCCCACCACCCACCATGGAACTTTGGTGTCGGTCTCGACTCCTTGGTACACGGCCTTGTTCTTCAAAATTCCTTCTGCTATCGCCGAAACCTCGGCTTCCCGCTTGGGGTCTATGTGAGCTACAAGCCACCGAGCCCCGTAAGATTGCAGCAATCGGGGGATGTTCGCTATTTTCTCCTCCTCTTTCTGGGTGAGGACCTAATATAGGTCAGTGGATCACCTTTGTGTAGGTGGGCGCTGTAGTTAGCCACGTCACCACCACGCACTGGTTCGCGCTCAGCTCCACGGCTTGGTACATGTTTGCATAACCTAAGGCTCCAACCTCTATGCCGCCTATGCTGAGGGCAGCGGTGTTGGTCGCGCTCTGGTTGTAGTAGTGGGTCTCGTGAGTGGAGCCGGCGCAGATCGTAGCCGGCGAGGTGCCTACGGTTGTAGGCCCAGAAGTGCCCACCGGATTGTAGCCCGCGATGTCCTCAATCACGTTTCCTGCTGGTGACGCGGGGAGGTAAGTCACAGTGCCGCCGTTCGTAGCCCAGGTGCCGTTCTTGACTGTCAATTGTGCGACATTGCTGTCCACGAACAGGGCCGATGACGTGTTTCCATCGGCGATGAAGTTCGTGACTTGGACCCCTACTATCGACTCTGAGGGAGTGACGAAAGCAAGGGCAATTCCTCCGTTCCCTACTGCATCTAGGTTCGTAATGTTAATGCGGACGGTGTCTCCACCGAATCCTGTATTGCTGCCTACTAGCATTCCGTCTCCGGTCATATTGGACAGATACAAGTTGGAGAAGTTAAGGTCTGCACAGCCATTGCATGAAATACCGTTGGCACCGGAGGGTGCCCTGGCGTTACCTTTGTTGCCAAAGCCGAATACATTGGAAATGTTTCCGAGGCTCACATTGTCTAGGATCAACTCGTTTCCTAATGCACCCGAGGCCTCTATCCAGTTTAGCTCTACATCACTCACGTTGAGAAAGATTACCCCATCTCCCTGAGTGCTATCTATGAGGACACGGTCCAGCCACACTGCCAGACCATTCTCCATGTAGAGGGAGACGTGGCTGCTGTTGTAGGGGCAGTTGACGCCTCCGGAGCCACATACGGGGTCTCCTACTGTGGGTCCTTGGACAGTGACACGGTGCAGTTCGACACCCGCAAATACATTGAATAGAATGTCTATCCAGGAAGGGGGTGAGGCGTTGCCGGTCTCGTCGATCAGCACATTATCAAACCACATGAACCCTTCGCTATTGGTGAAGCTGATCTGGGTTCCTAGAGTCTGAATACATTGGAGGTCTTGGACGGTCAACTCCAGCACCCCATAAGTCATCGATCCCTCGTCGCCGAGGCAGGTGTAGGCATTGGTGCACATGTCGTGCTCCATGCGCACGCCCTGTACACTAAAGCTGGTGGTTCCGAATCTGAACACAGTAGACCCCGCCGAGGCTCCGGTGGTATCAACATGCACGCCAGCTATGATGGCTGGGCCTACTGTACTGGCCTGGGCGATGATTCGGAAAACGAACTGGTTGCTACTGGGCTGAGCATACAGTGTTACCATGTTGGGATTGAGGATACATTGGGTGGTATTGATCACCAGGACATTGGACGGAATGCTGTATCCATTCACATTGTATGGGAACCGAACGCACTGGCCCGTGGCTATAGCACTCACCAGGGGTGCCGAATTTTCTGCTGCAAGGGTAGCACTGTATGCCGCTGAAGTGTTAGGCACAACACCATAAGTTGTAACGTCTAGAGTCGTACCTGGCACGTTGAGATTCTGATAAAGGTTAGAAAGAGGAATGGCCTCTGCTGGCCCAGAAGTAATTCCTAAGCGTCCCATAATAGTGTTGGGTGGCATAGTCTGGGGGAAAACAGGCGGTGTCTGGGCGAGGACCGGAGCACAGAGTCCCAGCCAGAAGAGAAAGAGAATGATCTTATTCACGGGGTAAGTCTCCTTGCAGTTTTGTGGGTTTATTCCCAGTAATCTGATTATACCGATTTTCGACTCCTTGCTGTACTAGTTGAGGATAAGCCAGGAGCAGAGTATCGGCCGCGGTCTTGCGGGTGGTCTCCATAATGCGTTGGAACACCATTTGCCTGGTATATACAGGTAGCTCGGTCCATCCTGGTTGCTGCACCGCAGCCTCAAGCATAGTCTTCAGATATGACCCAGCTAAAACCTGATACTTGTCGTAGAACATTGGCGGAAGTTTCACGACGGTGCCTATGTTCGGAACCGATATCTCGTCCCTTGGAGGAGCCGGCCGGATTCCTAAGGTGGCGAACTCACGCACCACCGGATCAGTGTTGACTTGGCGCTCTCGTAGCATGGTTCCGTAAGCGGGATTGGCAATTGGTTCACCTGCCCAGTCTCTGACTGGTAATAGAGTTTCACGCCCAAAGCCATAAAATTTCCCTGGCAACTGATACTTGAGCCCATCTACAAACGTCTTTGCTATCCTCATGTTAGGGTCCATGGCAGCCGCCGTTTGACTTACGGCTGAGGAGAACGGCTTGAAACTGCCGACGGTTCCTGACAAATAACCAGCCCCTCGTCTGTTGGAGTCATTCAGAGCTTCCACTACCCTGCTGATGCTCTCGAAGCCCAGTTCATTCAGCATGAGTTGACTGGCAGCCCTCACCATGTGTTCGGCGGCCTTAGTATAGTCTTCATCTCTGACTTCTGGCGCAATCTCTCCTAAGGTGGCGCCTATCCCCATGATGTCGCCAACGGGGCCAAACTGGTGGTAACTCGTCCACCAGTCCCCGCTCCTCATGGACCACGGCTGATTGCCTTGCTCAATCCATATAGCTTTATCCTTGGGATCATGGGGGCCTGGACCAGTCATTCTACCATTCAGAGTTTCGCTGACTACCCAAGCTGCTAGGGCACTGCCGGCCACTACATGGGCAATAGCAGTGTCCTGAGCAATGGAGCCAATTTTAGACATGCTTCCATCGGGATTCCTCTCGACATTCCCCAACAATGCTTCTCGCGCTTCACTAGACAGAGGAGCCAACAGGGAATTCTCGATCCCTCGCTTGAGTAGGTTGGCCGAGACATGAGTGAAGGGCAGTATCCATCTCAGCGGAGTATTCTGAATAGCTGCTGAGAGCTGAGCGCCTTTAGGACCGAGGCGACTCATAAATGTAATATCGGACCCGAAGTCAAAGGACTCTTGACGCACTTCCGGTGTTGGGTTGGAGGCGTGCCATTCCCGTCGAGGCCAGAAAGCTGCATCGGCCAAACCAATACCCTCGTCGAGCGTCGAACGCCACGCCCTAGCCTCTAAGTTGGCGCGGTAACCTAAGAAGCGAAAGGTGGTATGGATCGCATTGGCCATATCTCCTGGTGCTCCAAGGATACGCCCTGGCACTGTCCTGGGTGCTATTCGCCCACCACCAAACGGATTAGTTGCTGTAACTATTGCCTCTCCGGGTAAGGGAACTCTCTGACCTGATACAATAGCACGTGCGGCTCCAGCAATGGCCTGCGGGAAGCCGGCTACTATCCCATATGTGCGTGCTGCTACCTCACTGGCATAAACTCTGTCTACATCACGTCCAGCCAATTGCTTCACCTTACCGAGAGTCGCCGCGATGGGAGGTATTACGGTGTTCTCATAAAGGCTATACAATCCATTGGCTATGGCGTACTTCCCGTGTGTAATCCACCCTGAGATCAATACTTGCTGCCAATACCAGAACAGGTTGTCAAAGAAACCTTTAGTGCGACTGGCATGAAGCAGCGAGGCAACTGTACTCCTCGGCATGCTGCGAATAGTACGCGCGATAGTCCGGAGGTCCTCTGGCGAGCGCCCATACTCACTAAGAAAGGTGGTGAGCCCCTCAGCGTCCTTTACATCATTCATGAACTCTTGGATTGTGTTGCCGGTGCGACCCCACTCTGCTCTCAGACCAACGACCTGCTCCACGGCCAGGTCTCGGCGCATGACAGCCGCCTGAAATTTGATCAGGTTCTCGGGAGTATCGGCCGTTGCAAGCTCGACAGCGAGATCGTGAACGCTGTCGGTCGTCTCAAGCATAAGACGAAGAGCGACTCGCACCTCATCATCGTTCCGCAGAAGGCGCCCCAGACCGCGCGGATTAACAGACGCTGAGGGGACTCCGGCAGCCTCGGCTACCGCCTCGACTTGAGACAGAGGAATGTCACCCTGCCGAGCCGCCGGGAATGCATCATTAGTTCGAGCTGCCTCACGCAGGAGATTCCGCACATCATTCGAAGTTCTTAATCTCTCAACGAAGGAGTCGAACCTGGCCCACCAACCATCAGGGTCTGGCACACCCCCGGCAGGTAATCCCTCACGCCCTGAGGTTCGGCCTTCTCCTGAGGGATGTTCACTGGGTGGTACGATACTGGATGATATAGTCTCTGGAGTTCCCTCATCGATCGAGGGACGTTCAGGGCCAATAACTCCCAGGTCAGTAGCAACTGGTACATTCACATGGTCTGCCGTACCACCTTCTATCCGGGGGCTAGTAGCCGCCTCCA